TTTCAAATAGAGAAATTTGACCTTCTCTCCATTCCCAATAAGTGAGTACTTATTATCAATCTTTTTCGCTTTAACATAATGATTAAACAATAATGCACCCCGTATATGTATAGGAGTTCCCTTCGCATAGATTGTAGAATGTGCTTTATACTTCTGAACATTTGATGCAGTGCGAGGAAATGCTATCTCTTCTGGTGGAAGTTTTTTGAATTGTTTTCGAGACTCATCAATGAAATCAATGACTTCTTCTTCAGTGCCATTCATCATTAACTTGAGTGCACTTTTAATCAATGCACGACAAGGTGCAGGAGTCGAAGACTTTACTGCTTCAATACCCATCATCTTAAGATTAGGTTTTTCATAACGAACACCTTCACTATCCCACACATTTAAAATATATCTTTTCTTTGCTGTCCAGATACCACGGTCTGCAATATTCTCACGTTTCATCACCATCTTATTATCATAAGCATTTACGTAGTTCGCCAACGTTTCATAAGAACTTTCAATATACTTCTCAAATTCCACTTCACAGATCTTATTAAGGAACGACACAACGCTCTCAGCAGTCTTTTCTCTCCCTTTGTATACCCTATCGACAAGATCACCCAAGTTGAGATAGATGCTGTCAGTATCACTAGCAATAACATAGTCTTCACCCTCCGTTTTTAGTATTTTGTTTAAGTATGCATTCATTTTGTTTTCTATCCAACGAATAGAAACCTGCCCTGATAATGTAATTGCTTCTGCATTTGCCAGTTTGTAATAGCGGAAGTATTGATTACCAATCGCACCATAGGCAGAGTTAAGAGATATCTTCTTTGCCATCTGGATATTATTGCAACGGGCAATTTCTTTTTCAAGGTTTTTTGTAGGTGTCTTTTCATATGCTTTCTTTGCCTTAATCATTCTCTTCTTGAAGATGACCCTTTCACTATACATCTTCTCCATCAGTTCTGGTAAGAACCCACGAACATCCTTACGATACATTGCACCATTTGCACATACAGCATTATTCTTATACATCTCAAAAGTCAAATCTTCATTAAGGATTTTATCGACTGTAACAGAAGGATGCCTTGTATCTAATAAAGTTTCTGGTGAAATATTATATTGCATAATCAAATGCGGATATAGACTATTCAAGTCAAAAGAAACAACCCAATCATATTTGCCAGGTATTGGTTCTTTTACATATGCACCTGCATACTTATCATTTTTATGTGTTCTATTTTTTGGTGGTATAACAATATTTCTTCTCTTCAAATAATTGTAGATAATTGTATCCCACATACGCACCTGATAGAATACATCTTCATAATTTACTTTTGCATCATATGCCATCGTTAGTGCAAGTTCAATCAACTTCATCTTGTCTTCCAGACGGTCAACAAGTTCAACGTCAATGATGTTGTATTCTACAAACTTCTGCCATCCTTTTGTATAGAAGTCTTTAAATGTATCAAACTCTGAGTGATCTAATTTCTGTTGCCCAAGTTCTACTTTGGCAATGTAATCCAATCGATATGACTCTTGTGCCTTATAAGTAAACTTCTTATACAAGTCGAGATAATCTAACTGAGATACACCACCAATATCATAAGAAATTTGTTTACGTCCCATTATCGTAGTTTCTTCTTCAGTTACTAGACCCCAAGGTGACATTCTCTTCTTAAGTTTCTCACCAAGTATTCTATCAATTCGACGACAAAGATATGGAATATCATAAAACTTACTGTTCCAACCAGTAATGACCTCTGGAGTATTATCTTCAATCATCCACCAGTTGATGAAATCTGTAAGAAGTTCATATTCTGTAGTAAATGATTTGTATATTACGTTCTCTTGTTTATTATTAAATGCACCAAGACCCCAAGTTCGTATTTGTTTTGTTGTGTAATCTTGTAAAGTAATTAAGAGTATTTCTTCTGCAGCAGATTCTACATCAGGAAATCCATATTCTGATTTAACCTCAATATCAATTGTAGTTAATTTAATTCTTTCAATATCAAATTTAACTTCGATCTCTGGATACTTCTCTGAGATATATTGATAGATAAATCTTTCATTACCATAGATGTTAAAGTTTTCAACTTCATTATAATTTTTTATAAAGTCCCTACATTCACGAACAGTGCCAGGTTCAATTGGTTCAACGGGCAAACCATCAAGTGTTTTATATTTTGTCTTTCTTTTTGAGTCAACAAATAAAGTTGGATAAAATTTCTCACGAGTGGCGAAATGTTTACCATCTTCATAACCACGAACCAAGAAGTTGTCGCCAACCATTTGTACGTTAGTGTAAAATCTCATTTCCTAGTTTTCTGTATCGAAAGTCATATTCAAACTTTTTATTTTCTATTATAGCATCTTTATTATGAAAATGCTCATATGTGCTTATGAACATTGAAAAATAATGCCAATGATTTTTCGGAATATATTGAGGTGATAAACAAATATGTATGTGATCAAATTTGTAATTTTCAAATTGGTAATTCTCTTTTTCAATAGTCACATAATTAGGAATTATTCTTTCTGTAACAAAGTTTTTACTCTTATTACTATTTTTATTACAAATCCAAGTATAAGATTTTAATTTTTTTTCATTAACTAACCATGATACCCAGTTACTTTCATTAACTCTACCATTTTCACATAGGTCAAAGTATTCTTTACTTAATGCACCTTCATGATTATAAACAGTATCAGTAATATAACTTCCACCCAAAACATCATCATGGTGGTCAATATTAATAAGTTCTATATCAGAAAATTTTTGAATATCAAAAAGAATTGCATCGTGTTCATATCCAAATGAGACACTATCACAATGTTTTAATGATTTTAAGAAAGTATCAAAGCAAAATAATAAATTAGATTGGTCTATAATTAAATGATTTTCTTTAAAATCTGTATTATTAAATAAATCATTCCATCTTGTCAGTGGATTATTGTCAAAGAAAGCATTATTATAAAGTTGTATACTTGGACTCATACAGTAGTCCAAATCTATACTCAAAATTCTCATGAAGTTAGTTCAGTATATTTGTCTATAACTGTACCACTAGGATCTGCAATGGTCAATATATCTTCAGAACGTATCATAAACTCTGTTTGATTTGTAACCTCAGACTTCCAAGGTTTCATATCATCAATACTATTGAATAAGTATGGATTTATCAATTTACAATTTGGATCTCCAATCTCAGCATCCAGTTCAACAACCTCTGCGATGAGGACGATATCAACATCTATTAATACACACTTAATCATTTGTCTCCTCCTTAATACTAAATGCTTCACTCTTATCTATAAACATCTGTTTAACAGAAGCAATAGGTTCAACTATTGTAGTCACAACATCCACAGGAATTATAACTTTCTTATCTGCAGATAACATAATCCAAGGTATCAATATTACATCAATACCGAAATTACCTGTTTTCTTTTCATCCTCAGTAAGAAAAGATTTATCTCTAGTCTCTACTACATGAGGATTTTCAAGTAAATATGCATGTGCTTGTTCAGTATCTTCTGCGACTAACTCTTTCATCTCTGAAATAAGAGTTTCGCCAGATCTAAGTAGCGTAAGTTTAATTGACATTTTACAAATTAATTATATGGTAGGTTCCTATAGCCGCTTATGCTGAACCTACCAAAGGGCATAACCGCAGCCAGTATTTCTCTGACAAATACATTATAGCACAACTTCTCCAATTGTCCAAGACCTGAATCCAAAATCTTCAATAATGTTATGAATGTTCTCTTCATTGTTAGAAGATGTTACAATACAGTATCCAATACCAAGATTAAAAACATTAATCATTTCTTCCTCTGGTATCTCACCTGCTAACATGATCTTCTGAAATATCTCAGGTAACTGCCAAGAATTATAATTTAATTTAACATTTAAACCTTTAGGTATACATCTTGGTAGATTTTCTGGAAGACCTCCACCAGTAATATGTGCCATACCTTTAACAAGTTTATCCTCTACAAGTTTTTTAACTATTGGTGCGTATATAATTGTAGGTGTAAGTAACTCAGGTGTTCGATTTAAAAATAATTTTTGTTTAGTAATCATATCATTGATAAGACTAAACCCATTACTATGAAGTCCACTACTTTCAATACCGATAATAATATCATTCTCTGCAATAGTTCTTCCATCAATGTATTCATCTTCCTCAACAACTCCTACACAAAAACCTGCAACATCATATTTACCAGTTGTATAAAACTTAGGCATCTCTGCAGTTTCACCACCTAATAGTGAACACCCTGCGATTTTACAAGCATCAGCAATTCCATTTACAACAACCTTAAGAATACCACTATCAAGTTTTCCACACGCAATGTAATCTAAAAAGAATAATGGTTCTGCTCCACTTGTAATTACATCATTGACACACATTGCAACAAGATCAATACCTATACCGTGATGGTCATTTGCCATACGTGCAAGATTTAATTTAGTTCCAACTCCGTCAGTTCCAGATACTAAAACAGGATTTTTATATCCTGATGGAATTTTCATCATACCATTAAAACCACCAAATCCACCCAAGACTTCTGGTCTATGAGTGGACTTAATAGTGTCCTTTATATCATTTACAAAGGATCTACCTGCTTCGATATCAACTCCAGATGTTTTATAATCCATCTAATTACATAATTTAATTATATTATATCACATATAATCTTTTCGTGCATGGTGT